GGACGCCAGCGCGTTGATCGAGGTCAACCGCAAGTTCTATGCGGGTGATCACTGGCAGGGTGGCGCGGGCTGGGTGGGGCAGGTGCCACCACAGGATCATCCCGATCGGGCGACGATTATGAGCGAGATCCAGCGCGGCTTTGTTTCGGAGAACACGATCGGGGAAGTAATTAAGCGACACCTTGGCGGCATCCTGGGGCGTGAACCGGCATGGGATTACGTACTCCGTCGACCACTTGTAGAACTACGCACGGACAACGGTACACCGATGCGGGACGCACGCGGACGTATCCAGCGTGAACAGCCGACCACGGACGAGCAATCATTACTCCACGAGGCGGATACCAGCATGACTGGCTGGTGGGATGCGCGCAAACCGCTCGCTGTACTGCGTGAGGCTGTGACGACGGCGCTCCTGAGCGGACGCGGCGTGCTACGCGTATATGTACCGCGCGGTTACCGGGACGAACAAGGGCGGGTGCGACGACCGAACTTAAGCGAAGCGCTTAGTCTAATCCGCATTCACGCGCCAGATGTACTGGCAGCGGGCACGATTATCGATGATACGACCGAGATCGAGGCGGGTGTGTTCCTTTCCACCGACGTAACAACCAAGGAGCAACGCGTGGAGTTGTCGTACCTGGATGAGCAGGGGCGCACCGTCATCCGGTCGATCGTTGATGAAGCAGTGGATGAGAGTGAGCCACTTGACCTTGGTGGGCGGCTCACAATCTACGAGTTGCGGCGTGATGCACTTATTACCGAACAGGTACGCCAGAACCAACGAGCTGAAAACCTGGCCGCGACCAAGATGCTCCGTAACGTCAACACCGCAGGTGATCGGGAGCGGATCTTCTTGAATGCCGAGCCGCCGACTCGTGAAACCGACGAGACTGATCCGACGACCGGTGAAAAGAAGCGTGTGCCAGTGCCGTATAAGAGTGGCGGCGGCGTGACCAATTTTGCCTATGGTGTGGCGGTGCGTGACCCACAGACTAAGAAGATTATTGAGCGCCTGTCGCCCTCGGTGACGGTGTTTGATCCGTCACCGATTGAGGTGTTTGTGGGCACTGCCGATTTCTACTATGCCAAGATCCTGCACGAGTGCCAGCAGACGCATGCCCTGATTGCTGGCGATGCAACCGCCAGCGGCAGAAGCCGGGAACAGGCGCGGGCTGAGTATGAGGATAGCTTGAAGTTGACTAAGACTGGTGTGGATGATGCACTGCGCTGGCTTCTTGAGACGGTGTTGTACTTTGCGGCGCACATCGCTGGGCAGCCGGGACGCTTTGCTGGACTGCGGGCCGAAGTGAATACACACGTGGACACTGGTCCAGTCAGTCCAGAAGCACGGCAGGAGAACCGCGCCGACTACCAAGCGGGCGGGCTTAGCCAGGAAACGTACATCAGTCGTAATGGCGTGGATGATGTGGATGCCGAACTGGAGCGCATCGCAGCGACGGCAAGCGGAAGCACCAGCGGACGCTTGCCCGGAGCGGATGAACAGGAAGGGGATGTGGTATGACCGAACAAGAACCGTTTGTGCGGTGTGAGCATTTGTATCGCATCCTTAGTCCAGCCAATGAAGAAGCTGCTACTGCTACCGTCTGGCAACGCCATGGCGTGTGGTGGCTTACCAACGTCTGGACGCATCACGAGTACCGCCAGCGCGGCTATGCGACGCGCTGCGTCAAAACTGCCATAGCCGACCACAGTCACCACGATCTGTACCTGCATGTGTCGGGCTACGTTGATCAACCTCTGCGCGATGAACAGCTAGCAGCGTGGTATGCCAAATTTGGATTTGAGCCGATCGATACCCTTGGCACCATGCGGCGGAAGGCGTCAGGATGATGCGCCTTGACCCGTTCCCCTGCCAACACTGTGGCGCGACGATCGCGCAGACCGATGGATTCAAGCTCGTGCTGCCATCACCTGATCCGTCGATCCCGCCGACTCACTTCACCCAACGTGTCAAGGCTTTCTGTGGTGCGTGTCAACAGGGAACGGTGTGGTATCCCCCCAAGGTGGTCAAGGTGAAGCGGCAAAAGGCTAGACAACCGCACACCTGTGCTGTATAATTGTGGGGTATTGTGTGGTGTTGGGATGCAGGAAGAAGCGCTTAACAACCGCTAAGGATACGATCAGCATACCACACTTCACACCAATACCCGTAGGGGCGTTATGACGGATAAGGGTTTCTGTGGACCGGGTACCACCACAGCGTTACTTCTGGCGTAAACGGAGCCGTCGCCCCGCTACAACGACATAGCGGGATTGACGATTGTGCCTCTTGCCCCGGCAAATGGAGAGCAATCGTCCCCGCTATACCTACAATAAACTGATGCTCAGATGAGCAATCCACGCGACGATCAGCCGTGTTTCCCTTTGGGGAGGCGCGGCTGTTTTATATATCCGGCGGTCAGGGATCGCCGATCCCAAGGGGATGACACGATGTTTGGTAGGCTCCGATGGGTCCCAATGTGGGACGAATCGAACAGCGGCGGAAGTGGCGGCGGCAACATCAAACCCAGCGATCTGCTCGATCAGTACAAAGATACGGTCAAGATGGCTGAAAAGCTGGCCGATGTACTGAACGATAACCACACGCTCCGCAGCAAGAAACGCGAACTTGAGTCCCAGGTCAGGGACCTGGAAGCCAAAACGCCGAAAGAGGGCGCGGTCGTGCTTTCGGGCGATGACGCGTCCCGCTGGCAAGCCTATCAGCAGTATGGCACCCCTGATGAGATCAAGGCCAGGCTCGACAGCCTCGCGACGGCTGAGAGTGAGCTAACCAAGCAGCACAGAGCGCTGGCAATCCAAGCGGCAGTGGAGAGCGGTGGATATGTCAAGGACCGATTCGCGGCACTTCTGCCGGACGATGCACTCCCGGTGGTGAAAGAGGAACAGAAGGACGGCAAGCCGATCAAGCGGGTTTTTATCTCACAAGGTGAAAAAGAGACCCCGATCGAGGAGCATGACCGCTTCAAGCCGTTTCTGGACACGCTCACCACCACACAGCAGAGCGGTACACGATTGCCTCCGATGGGAAGCGGACGTGACATGGGCGCGGCACCCACGGTGGAACAAGTCAAAGAACAGAAGCGTGCGAGCGGGCGCTACAGCGCCTAGCGCGAATAGGTGAACGTATGGCGGAAGTAATCAAAGTTGGCACGCCGTCGCTCTCAACGCAAGCCCCCCAACCAGCCAATCGACTTACAGGGTTGCTGGCAGGAGAAGCGTTGGGCGCGAATGATGCCTGCTATATCAAAAACGATGGCCTGGTGTACCGTTCGATCGGCGCGGCAGCGAATGCAGCGGCCCGCGTGGACGGCTGGGCCTTCAGTGCAACACCCGCCGGGGAGGCAGTCACGTTGCTCCACGATGTGAATGTGCGCTACGGGTCGAACTTGACGCCCGGCGCACGGCTCTACGTATCGGCAACTGTTCCCGGTGGTTTGTCCGACACCGCAACAACAGGTGGCGTCTCGCCCGTTGCGTTCGTGGTGGACAAGACGCGGATTCGTGTGCTTCGCAGCACCTACTAAGGAGAGCTGATCATGGCTTTTGGTACGCTTTCGCTCTCCGATCTTCTGGTCGTTACCCAACCGTCAATCATTGAGTTTGGCGAAGATAAGGTGTTTGAGGCAATTCAGCTTCAACTCCAGGCTCACGAGGCGCTGATGCAGGAAAAGATGCAGCAGCATGCCGAAGTCACAACCGATCGTCGCCGACGGTACGGCGGACCAGACTCCATGCAGATGGAAGATGTGGATGAGGCGGGTATCGTTGACACGCAGAAGGTGACGGCGGGATCAACGGTTGAGTTTCCGCTCCGGCGCAAACAGGTCGCGATCCAGTGGACGCGTGACTACATGGAAACGCATACACCTGCTGAACTCGCTGCGCAGTATCAGGCGGCGGAAGATGCTGATGTACGTACATTCGATCTGTCGCTCCGGCAGGCGATCTTCCGTCCCACAAACTATGTCTTCAACGATCGCTTCGTGGATAAGGTTGATCTCAATATTAAGGCGTTCGTCAACGCCGATGGCGCACCGTTGCCGGTTAGTCCGAACGGCGCGACCTTTGATGCTTCAAGCCACACGCACTACCTCGCATCGGCAACCCTGACTGAAGCAGCCGTTGATGCGGTGCTGGAGACGGTCGTAGAGCACTATGCTAACGGCCAGGCAATGCTCTATATCAATCGGGCACAAGAAACGGCGATTCGAGCATTGCCCAAGTTTACGCCCTATCTGGACGCACGGATCATCCCCGGTGCAAACACCACAACGGCCCAGGGATCACTTGATCCGAATCAACTCTACAACCGGGCGATCGGCTTGTACAACGGCGCGGAAGTCTGGGTTAAGCCCTGGATTCCTGCGGGCTACCTGTTCGCCTGGATGCGTGGTGCGCCCAAGCCGTTGGTTGTGCGTATTCGCAACGCCCAGCGCGGCGCATATCGCATCGTGTCGGACATGGAGAGCTTTCCCCTCCGCGCGCAGACGATGGAACGTGAGTATGGCGTCGGGGTGTGGAACCGCACCAACGGTGCAATTCTGTACATCGGTGGTGGTACGTATGTTCAGCCCACATTGACGGCATAAGGAGGTAGATCGGTGGCAGCAAAATATGTCGCGCTGCGAGACTTTGACGACTACAAAAAAGGCGATCCTGTGCCTGCTTCGAGGATAGGGGATCAGGCGGATCAGTTGCTGACCGATGGCATGATCGCTGAAGCACAGACCCAGGCATCAACGCCTGATAGCAATCAGGATGCACTAACGCCAAGCAACCCGCACGTCGCCAATGCCGTGAGTGATCCGCAGATTGCCGCGCCCGAACCCGTCAATGATGCGCCACGACTGGATCAGGTAGAGCCCGGCGGGATGTACATCGTCAATGACAAGAAGGTTAACGCCAACGGGGAGTTACTGAAGTAATGCCCCTCGTGACTGCCCATACCGAGGCATCGCTTGCGCAGTACATGCGCAAGAAGTTGCAGACGACGGCTGATGAGCTGAGCACGCCCACCGTGGCGTGGACAGCTCCCGATCCCGATGCGCAACCCTATGATGATCCGGTCCAAGCTACGTTGCGCGCCTACGGCGTCACGGACATCGCCGACGCGACGGATGTACAACGGCTGGAACTCTTAGCCCAGCGCGAGATCTGGCGGTCGGTGATGGCGGCGACCGTAGCCTATGCCGACGCAACCTCTGCCAATGGGGAGGCGCTCAAGTTTGCGCAGATCCACGCGCAGGCGGTCAGGATGTTCACCTTGGCAAAGACCGAGGCGGCGGAGTACGCCTCGCCGCCAAGCGGGGTGGAAAGTGTCAGCACTGGCGGCACGGTCGCAGTCGCCAACGAATGGGTATGGTGATGCCAAGGATCAATGATGTCATGCGGACACGAGTTCAACGGGGCCTTGGCGCTACGGCTGCCACGCAGCAGGTCTCTGAAGCGGTCACGCTGACGATTCCGGGTGTAGTCACGAACGTGACGGCGAGTCTCGTGACGGATCGAGCAGTTGATCGCAGCCCTGATCAGGCATTGCAGGTGGAGGTGATCGTGCGGGTGCGACGGGATGTGCTACCGACACCGCTTCCAGTCATCAACAAGACACACCTCGTGCAGGTTACGGGTGGTGGTACCACGGTGACCTACAGCATTCTACGCTTCGCGCCTGACAATGGTCTGTTGACGGTGTATCGCTTGGAGTTGCGGCGGACGCCGGGGGTTGTGTATGGCTAGCACGTTCACCATGCGTGGGCTTGATCAGAACATCCGGGCAATCACCAGCGTTCGTGACACGCTGTTTGATCGGGTGATTGCGGTCCTTGCGCCTGTCAAAGATGATGTGGTGCAGTACGCCAAGGACAACCATCCGTGGCAGAACCAATCTGGTGACGCCGAAGAAGGCTTGCACGGTGATGTAGTGGCGCGGATGGCTGAGCAGATCGTGGAACTGTACCTGGCGCATGGTGAGAATATTTTCTATGCCAAGTACTTGGAAGAACACCACGGCGGAAAGTACGGCGTGATCCAGATGGCGATCGACCAACACGGCCCGGCGGTTCGGGGTGCGCTTCAAGGGGTGCTGGTGTGACATTCGCTGATGATCTCAAAGCAACATTAGAAGGGCACGCGGATCTGATGGCGGATGTGCCGGGTGGGATCTGGCTGGAGCCGTTGCGCTACGACATGCCGGGTGTGTTTGTCGCGGATAGCACTGGGACTGCGCGGGTGGTTCCGACGATCTTTATGTATGAGGTCGCAGAGCCGCGATCGGGACCATTCCAAACGAGTAGTCAAGTGTTCTTCAATGTCGCGTGCTACGGCCCGACCATCAGTGTCTGCGAGACACTAGAACGTCGCATCCGCTCCACGCTCCATACTCAATCGATCGGCGGTCGGCATGTAACCTGGCGTGACGCTCGCAAAGCCACGCCCGATGCAGGGTATGACCCGCCTGAACTCTATACACTCGGTCGCTACGTCGCGACCGGCTTTTGGGAGTAGAACCTATGGCAAAGAGCAATGAGCAAGTCGCCGCGCAAACGGACGCCCCGGCGGAAAGCGCCGCGCAGGCGGCTGATACCGGAATGGCCCGCATTCAGGCGCAACCGCCGATCAAGGGTGTCAAGCAACGCTTTGAAGACGGCGCGTACGCCTGGGAAAGCGACGGCTTCACCCCCGCCGTGAGCGAGGTTGGTCGGCCATGGTGGACGGAGCATGGCGCGCGGCTGCGGCGTGATGCTGGCTGGAAATTCAGTGAAGTGACGGAGGACTAAACCATGCCACTGACGAAAAAGTTTCGCCCCTTTAGCCTAGCCGAACTTGATGTGACGGTGTACGGCGGAGCGGACGGCACGACACTCGGCACGCCGGTAAAGATGGACGCCCAGCAAACGCTGACTGTTGAGCCGCAGGCGGATGAAGTCACGCTCACCAGTGATGGACAGGTGATTGAGACGGTGCAAAATAACAAGCGCGCGGCGGTGACACTCGGCGCGGGCGGCATGCACCTGGAGGTGGTGGCGGCGATCACAGGCGGCACGCTGACGACGACGGGCACCACGCCAAACCAGAAGAAGAAATTGTCCATCCTTGGGACGACGAAGCCACCCTATGTCCGCATTCGCGGGCGCGAGATCTTACCGGATGGTCTGAGCGACCAGGTCACGATCGTTCACTATGCGAAGTTCATCGGCGGTCCAACCGGCGGCGGCACCGATGGACAGTTCCGTACCACCGGGTTTACCGGTACGGGCTTGCCGCATCCCACGAGCGGGGTCTTGCTGGACATTGAACAGAACGAGACTGCAGCGGCCCTGCCCGGCACTTAAGCCCTGATCATCGGGCGGTCGGCTGGTAGGGTAGCCTCCTTGTCCTACCAGCCACTGCCGTATCACGCAGGAGGCGCGTGATTGTATGAGTGACATCAATCCCTTCCAATACACCCTCACAGGCGGCTCCAAAGCGGGTGCCGTCGTGACGTGGCGCTATCCCGACTTCCCTGATCTGTATTGCGATGGGCAGGTCCCCGATCCGCTGACAGGGATTGTCGAGACGTTGATCGCCCGGACGCTCGCCCAAAAAAACCAGACGATCATGCCGAATGCTGCGTCATCTGTGGATGATTCTCAGCAGATCCTTGCCGACGGTGATCAGGCACTCGAGTTCCTCTACTGGATTGTCCGCATTAGTACCGACCCGATCATTTCAAACGACATTCAGGAGGTCAAGCATCTCCGCTCGACAGGTACGGCAGCATTTCATACTACTCAGATCGGCGTTACCGATCTCTATGCACTCTACTACCGGGCGCTGGGGGTCGCCGCACTCTTGGCGGAGCAGTTTCACCAAGCCGAACGCGCGGATGCA